AACAGTTCGGGATTACTACCAGGTAAAACATTAGTACTTGATATTGATGGGACAAGCCAAGTGTTAGAGGGCTATTCCAATATTGATGTAGCAAAAATCAACGTGGCTGATCCTCATCAAAGTATTTTAGATTTTTACGCGCATGCAAAAACGAATATAGAAAACTATGACAATATTTTTGTGGACAACCTTACTCATTATCAAAAGCTTTGGTTGATGAACAGAGGTGAAAAAACGAAAAGTGGCATGCCTGAATTAAAAGACTATGCCTTATTCGATAACCACTTATTAAAAGTCGTTGAAACATTTAATGGACTAGATGCTAACGTCATATACACTGCTTGGGAAACTACACGCAGTATCATTCATGATGATGGCCAGCAATACAATCAATTTATCCCGGATATTCGAGATAAAATTGCCAATCACGTAATGGGAATTGTACATGTTGTTGCTCGACTGGTTAGAAAAGCAGATGGCACAAGAGGGTTCATATTAGAAGGCAATCAAAGTATCTTTGCTAAAAACCATTTAGACAAACGTAGTGGCTGCGTACAAGACGAATTATTAGTATCATCCAAAAACGAAAACACAGGAGGAAATAAATAATGTCATTCTTTAAATTTGATGAATCAAACGCGAGTACAGGATTTGAACTAGTAGCAGAAGGTAAATATGAAGCAGTAATTGTGAATGCAGAAGCAGGTAAAACTCAAGCCGGAAAGCCTAAATTATCAGTAGACTTTGAGATTCGTAGTGATATTCCTCAAAATCATCAAGGTGCGAAGGTCCTTTATAACACCTTTACATTTGAACATGAAGTTTCAGTAAGAATTGTCAACTCTTTATTGAAAGCATGCGGATTTTCTAACAATCATGTTTTTAATTCACCAGATGAATTAGCAAAAGAGCTAATCAATAAAAACTTAAAAATTACTGTTAAGCATGAAGAGTATGAAAAGGTGGTTGATGGTGAGAAGCAAAAACGTACTGCTGCAAAAGCTAAATATTATGATGTAACAGATGTGAATCCAATTTCCCAAGGTGGAGGAATAAACATCGGTGATGATGACTTACCATTCTAAGAAACTAAATAGAGAAGTTGGTATTGTACTAGCTTCTCTTTTTTATAGGTAAATATAAACTTATCGGAGGGCGAAATGAAAGAAAATCCATACAATTTTAACGAGATCCCTGCCGAATTAAAAGCCCTTCCTCAATGGATATTGTGGAGAGCAGAAAAGCGTAATAACAAGCCAACAAAGGTGCCTTATCAAGTAAATGGTGAAATGGCACAGGCGAATAATAGGCGTACCTGGTCGACATTTGCAACAGCAGTGAAATTCTATTTAGAAGGCGATTATGACGGCATAGGGTTTGTATTTAGCAGGCAAGATAATTACATCGGGATTGATATTGATAAATGTGTTGCGGATGGAAAAGCAAATAATTTCGCAACAGAGATTATTGACACCTTAGACAGCTATACAGAATTCTCTCCATCTGGGAAAGGCATACATATCATTATCAAGGGGAATCTTCCACAATCTGTTTTAGGTACAGGACGAAAAAACACTAAGCACGGCTTAGAAATTTATTCATACGGTCGATATTTCAGTTTCACTGGGAATCGAGAAAACTCAAATGATGTTTATGAACGAACAGACGAACTTTCAGAAGTATTTGAGCAATATTTTGATGATAGTGACATCCAAGGTCGTGTAAATCTAGCTGAGTTTGAAAAAGATGAAATAAAGATTTCGAATGAAGCTCTATGGGAAAGGATATTCCGGTCTAAAAACGGTGATGAAATACGGTCATTGTGTAACGGTAATTTAATCAATAATGATCATTCAGCAAGTGACTTAGCGTTATGTAATCATCTTGCTTTTTGGACAGGTAAATCCGCAACTCGAATGGACACAATGTTCCGAGAGACAGGGCTTATGCGTGACAAGTGGGATGTTATTCATTTCAGAGAAACGAATGAAACATATGGTGAAAGAACTATAGCGACTGCAATTTCTTCTACTTCCACAACTATTTTAGACAACAAAGAGCAATTCAAAGAATTTTCTTTTGACTTTCATACTGGAGATGCAGCAGAAGTTGCTGAAGAGAAGCCTAAAAAGAAGTTTCGTTTAACTGAACTTGGAAATGCTGAACGAATTGCATATGAATATGGCCACGTTATCAAATATGTTAGTGATATGGGTTGGTTAATCTGGGACGGAAAGCGATGGAAATTAGATACAAAAAAGGAAATTGAACGCATTACAGCAAAAGTCCTTCGTAGTCTTTATAAATCAGAAGATGAATCTGAAGCAAAGTGGGCCCGTATGTGTGAACGCAGAAATATTCGAATGAATAGCATTAAGGACCTTATGCCATTAGTTCCAGGAGAGCGAGAAGACTTTGATCGGCACAAATATTTATTCAATGCTGATAATGGAATTGTTGATTTAAAAACAGGTACGTTGCAGCCTCATAATCGAGAGCTTGGCCTCACTAAAATAACTAATATTGCATTTGATGAAAAGGCAAAATGTCCTGAATGGTTAAGTTTCTTAGAACAAATTTTTCAAGGGGATAAAGAGCTCATTGATTACATGCAACGATTAATCGGTTATTCCCTGACTGGGGAAATTTCAGAGCAAATTATGGTGTTTCTCATTGGTGGAGGATCTAATGGTAAATCAACTTTTATCAATACGATTAAAGACCTTATGGGTGAGTATGGTAAGCAAGCGAAATCAGATACTTTTATCAAGAAAAAAGAAACCGGTGCAAATAACGATATTGCCAGATTAGTAGGATCTCGTTTTGTTTCTGCAATCGAAAGTGAAGATGGTGAACAGTTATCAGAAGCTTTTGTAAAGCAAATAACAGGTGGTGAGCCGGTACTAGCCCGGTTCCTTAGACAAGAATATTTTGAGTTTATTCCAGAATTCAAAGTGTTTTTTACTACAAACCATAAGCCGGTAATTAAAGGTGTAGATGAAGGGATTTGGAGACGTATTCGATTGGTTCCATTCAACCTGCAGCTTCCGAAAGAAAAACGTGATAAGAAACTTCCTGAAAAATTAAGTTTAGAAATGCCTGGCATTCTAAATTGGGCAATTGAGGGTTGCATGAAGTGGCAGCAGTCGGGGTTGAATGATCCAGCAGTTGTAATGAAAGCAACAGGTGATTATAAAGAAGAAATGGATATACTGGGACCGTTTATGTTCGAATGCTGCTTTAAAAGAGAAGATGTTCAAATTGAAGCAAAAGAATTGTATGAAGTTTACTCCAATTGGTGTTTTAGAAATGGTGAGCACCAATTAAAAAATCGAGCGTTTTATCGGATTTTAGAATCACAAGGTTTGAAGCGAGAACGGGGCAATAGAAATAAGTATTTCATCAAAGGTGTTACTTTAGTGGAGCGAAAAAATACTTTTTTTCAGCAAAAGTTACTAAATAATGATGGAAATAGCGAAAATGTTACTAAAAATAACACATTTAAAATCACTTAAAACCCTTATGTATCAAGGGTTAAAGACACTTTTTATACTGTTTTTGTTACTTTTGTTACTAAATATATATATAAACAAAAAATATAAATATATATATATTCTATTAGGAGCGTTAATGCTCAAATTAGGTAACATAAGTAACACAAGTGGTTCAATCCCTTGTGGCTCTAAGGTTGAAAGGTGTTACTTTTTAGTAACACATGCGGATTTTGGGCGTTTTTCAGTAACACTTTTTAGTAGCTTTTGATAACAGAGGTGATAGATTTGCAGGTTTTAAAAATTCTAAGCCTGATTTGGAGATCGGGTGCAGATATTTATCTTGATGAAACGGATGATCGTGTCGCGATAAAAAATCAAAAAACGATTCCAGCCGAAGTTATGCAAGCTGCAGAACAAAACTTTCAAGCAATTGATGATTGGTTCAAGTCATGGAAGAATGCCAGCAAAGAAAAAATCACAATCATGAAAATGATTCATCAATTTTGTGGATGGCAACCTAATGAAAAAATAAATGAATGGTTTTGCGCTGAAGAAGATTCTCTGATGTTGTTTATCGATTGGACAATCGTTCTTGCTAAAAACGGTTGGAAGGATGTCTATGATGATTATCGGCAATATGAAACTGCCGAATCCGATGTAATAGCAAAAGAACTGTATGGTCGAGCTATTACATATGTAAATGCAAAGAAGGTGTAAATAATTGATTTCTTATCATTACACAGATTCAGAATTAAATAAAATACTCAAAACGCTCACGATAGTAATAGATACTCGTGAAAATGTAAATGGACATATCCTTGATTATTTACGGCAAAAGGATATCCCAATAAAGATGAAAAAATTGGATACTGGCGATTATGGTTGCATGATTCCCAGAAATGAAGAGCTCAGAATCACTCGTGACATATTTCTAAATAGCCGGGTAGAACGGAAAGCGCACATGGACGAGATAACGGGGAACTTGCAAAAAGACACGCAAACAGCATTTGAAAATGAATTGATTCGTTCAAAGGACATTCCTTTTACATTAATCGTAGAAGACCTACATGGATATGAAAAGATGCTTAAAGGTAATTATCGTTCAAAATACAATCCATTAGCTTTACTGGGGCGATTGAATACTTTCAAAGCAAGGTACAACTTTGAAATTGTATATGTAGACCAAAAATATAGTGGCAATTGGATCTATCATCATTTTTATTATCAAGCGAAACATTATCTTAAAACAGGAGTCTTTTAATTCTTATGCTGAAAGGAGGACAAACATGATACTTATTCAGCACATGGAAGATTATTACCGGAGCGAATTGCTTAAAATGGGTTATTTCAAAACACCAGATGGTATGCAATTGTACGAATTAGATATTTCTAAATTACAGGAGATATACGAAGAAGTAAAAACATCACAAAACTAATATGAAATGGGGAAACCACATGATTAAATTAAACGTTCTTTTTAAGAAAATGCAGAAGGATGATAAAAAAGAAGTTCTTATGTTTCATGTACTAAGCGATGAGTTACCACATGCAGATGAATTATTAAAAATGCCAGGATCCATTGCTCTTCTAAATGTGGAAGAAAGTGAAGCTGGAGAGGTTGGAGCAGAGTTTGTTTCTATCCAACGTGACAATAAGAAAACAGTTCTTAAATTCAATATTAAGCGTGATGTAGAAGGTAAAGTAAGCAAGTTATATAGCTTTGCCGGTTCGAATGTATCTCTTTCATTACAACCTTCACAAATGACCATTGATGAGTTTTACGAAGAGGAACATGAAGGCATTGAGTACAGTGTGGAGAGTAACGGAAGTGTATCAGTACCTAAAGGACAACTTTCAATTGATGAAGGGGAATCAGACGATAAGTTAAAAGTAGTGAAATAATTAAGGAGCTTCGGCTCCTTGGTGTTTAAAGCAAAAAACTCACGCAATAGCATGAGCTTTTATAATTACTTGCCAAAGTTACTAAGGTAGTCCTCCATCTCTTGTAAAGAAGGAGCCTCCTTATAAAAGAATTCACCATTTCTATCAGCTATTTTTACTTCTTTCCATGGAATGCTTTCATAAATTTCTGTAATTAGGGCAGGCTCTGCGCCTAAACGGAATTTTACTCTATCGGGTTGAGTGATAACAATGTATGCTTTACCACTTTTAAAGCTCATAACCATAAATGCTGAATACTTACCCTGCATACCTAATAAAGCAAGTTTAGCAGGATAGTGCACTA